GTTCTATCCAAATTTTAGCCTTTTTTTCTGCCTGTCTGATATGTATATGCATTCTGTTTTCTTCTAAAGAGAAGAAAAAGAAACGCATTCCATTTTTATAAAAAACCGTTGGACTCATACAGCAAATATACAAAAGATTCCTGAATACAAATGCTTTTAGTTTATATTTTACCATAAACGCATTATGGGAATTAGAAATAGGGAGGGAGCGCTATATGTTGCGACAGGATTTGATAACTCTGGCTTTTACGAGGGGAAACGCGAGGCTATGGGAATTATCAAGACTCTGGCAAGTGAGATTACCTCTTTTGATATATTCAGTGGTATCGGTATCGGTGCGGCAACTGCTTTTGCACAAGCTGCAAAAAGCTCATACGACTTTGAAAAAGAGTTCCGGAAGAACATGCTGGAAGTGGCAACCATTTCCACACAGGTGACGGATGATATGACCGGTTTTATGAATCAGGTTATGTCCATAACCCAAGAGATACCGATTAAGGCTCCGGAGGCCGCCAAAGCACTCTATAGTATTGTTTCTGCCGGTCATGATGGGGCAGATGGTATGAAGATTCTAGAAGTTTCGGCTAAAGCAGCCGTGGGAGGGCTTACAGAAACCGAGACGGCAGCCGATGCTGTTACAACGATCCTGAATGCTTATAAGATGTCAGCAGAGGAGGCTGGTACAGTCTCGGATCAGCTTTTTACAACTGTCCGATTGGGTAAGACTACATTTGGCGAATTAGGAGCCTCCATAGCCCAGGTTGCGCCTATTGCGGCCGCATACGGGATCAGTATTGATCAAGTGTTGGGCGCAGTCGCTTCATTGACCAAACAAGGAACGCCGACAGCGCAGGCAATGACTCAAATCCGGGCTGCTATCCAGGGTACTGCCGGAGAACTTGGAGATGCTGCTTTCCAAGGACGTACTTTCCAAGAAGCATTGCAGTTGATTAACGAGAAGGCTGGCGGTTCCGCTTCTAAGATGAAGGAAATGCTCGGTACGGATGAAGGATTGGCTGCAACATTGGCTTTGACCGGAAAGAATGCAAGGTCGGCAGCGAGTGATCTCGGAGAGTTACAGAACTCTTTAGGAGCTACGGAAGCTGCGTTTGAGAAGATGAAAGATGCTGCAGACAATCAGCTTACATTGTTGGCTAATAATGTACAGGTCTATTTGCGTCCTTTGGGAGAGAAGATTCTGAAAGAAGTCTCCGATATTGCCAAGGCTTTTAATGAAGCATTTGAGAATAACGATATAGAAGGTACAATATCAAACCTTGAATCGTTGGTAAAGAATGCAGCTGGAGCTTTTCTTTCATATAAAACAGCTATTTTATTGGTTCAGGTAGCTCAACATTCGTATGTAAAATCATCTGCTCTAAGCCGATTAGCGACAATTCAACATACGACAGCTACA